CGTCCTCGTCCTCGTCACCTAGATCGTCCCAATCTTCGTCGTCATCTAGGTCGTCATCGTAGTCATCATCGTCGTCATCGTCGTCATCTTCTTCGTAGAATCCGTCTAGATCATCATCGTCGTCCTCATCGTCGTAGTAAGGATTCTCCTCGTCATCATAATCCAAGCTAATGTGGACTTCCTCTAGCCAATCGGGCAGAAAATCATCTGATGAATATCTCATTGCGCATTCCTCCATCGCTAAGTACGATATATTAGAACGGAATGGCTGAAATTTGGCAAGATTGATACAGAAATTCTTACCGAACAACCCTGTACCTGAAAGAACAACAAGCAGCAGTGCCCATTTTCTTGGTTTTCTTGGGGCAGGGCAAGCGTTCGATGTGGGTGTACGTGTGACCGTTCTCATCGCTCATTGGAATGAAATAGGTTACCAGCTTCCCGTAGATCTGCTCCCATTCCCATCGGGGGCTGCCCTCCTTAGCATTGCTAGGCGTGTCGCAGCCAGTGTTCTTTTGGCCGCAACCGCCGTTGTTCTCAGGTTTGAATTGTTTGCCATACTCTGGAGAGTATTCGCCAGGGCCACATCCTCTACAACCCATACTTCCCCCTTATGAAAAGTGAGTTCTGACCAACTTGTTGTCCCGGATCTCGAAGGGCGTATCTGGTCCCTCTCCTACCTGTCCAGACTCATGCAGGTAAATGATCATATCTTGGGCGGCATCCAGGGATTCTTGCTGGGTAGCAACGACCGAATCCACAAGGTTCTTGCCGTGATCATATAGATAGACCTGTTCCTGGGGGATTTCTAATTCTACGTTGTACAACGGGTTGTTAGACTGGGCTCTCACCAGATGGTCTGATAACTTGAGTTGCATCGTACTTTGGACCTTGACGATGCCCTCTTCGTTGTCGCAAGCGGGAGCATTCGAGAGAATCTTCACCTCTTCCGTAATGATGTTTCTTTTGAGGAACGCATCCCGAATAATGCTCTGGTAGGTGTTGTTGAACTTGGTCTTGTCTGCCCACAGCATGGTTTTTGCGAACGACTCATAAAACTTTCCATTGATGGGTGCATGTAGCGTGGCCTGTAGAAATCTCTTTGCTGTGGCGTGCCGTGCATGTTGCAAAGATTTCAGAGGTGATTCGCCTCGATCCACAGTGTGCTCATAGATTCCTAGAAGAATGTCGTAGAGCGCACCCAGCATGACCCTTCCAAAACTATGCGGTTCAGCCGCTAGTTGATTGAAAGGTGCGTCTTTGGGCAAAGACTTCGGAGGCACGTAATTGAAATCGTTGACTGCACTACGGAGGCAGGCTCGTCGCCGTCCACTCTTTGGACCTACAATCTTGAAGATAGCACGACCCACATGCTCGGCAAGGTTGCTGATTACATTGGGCTTTCTCATATCGCCTTCAGTTTGCCTTAGAGCATGTTTCAAGATTTCCTCATGCCCCATGATGTTCAAAATCGAAGTGAAGTCTGCAAATGCTTCATGGAAACTCCAGACCTCTAGCAGAGGTGCTCCCCATGTTCTGGGTCGATAAGCGTCCAGAAGAGCGTGACCTAATTCGTGAGCCACAATATCTGTTGAGGCAGCGGTGTGAACCATGCCGAATGATTTGTGTGCAGCATAGAAGAAGCACAATGAACGTCGGTCATAGTAGGCATTCAGGTCTACGCCAGCCAAGGGCCTTACATACAAGTTGGAAGTGCCGGGCCAACTCATCAACGGTTTTTGTGACCACACTTCGTAGTCATTCAGCACATTGCAGATCGTGACCTGACAACCTGCCGCCAGACCTTCATCAGTGCCCAGTGCGAAGCCGCCGCCCAAATACTTCTGAACGATAAACATCGGCTTGTCCGGTTGCTTGGGTGTCTTCACGGTTTTGACCAACTTGGGCGTGGTCATATCATTCATCAGATATTCAATAGGCTTGTTATTCGGCGGGGCCGGTTTGCTTCTGGATCGTCCAGGTCTCGGCAGTCTTCGCCATCTCACTCTTGGATGTTTCTTGGTAGCTTGCTTTTTGTCTGAAGAATTCATGAACACCTCCATAGACTATATATGATTAACAAGGGGAGGTAACAGTGCCTAGTTTTTCGCAGAAAGAAAAGTTGGTTCGGGAAAGAAGAACCATCGAGGCCACCAAGAAGAATCTCATGGGAATTTCCGGCAAACTGGGAGTCATTGCGCAAGCATTGGGGTTCCCTATCGTTCGTCAGGGAACGGGTTTGGTTGACTCAATGTACTTGGATGATCCCTACGAGACCGACGTTGAAGCAGAATACGAAACCACACTGAGCGGACAACCTGGACCTTTGACCTACGAGGACGAGATCAAGGAGGCGTCAGACGACTTTGTGCATGAAGAGGGTTTCGTATTTGACGGATTGAGTAGAGGGATGCACATCGAGATCAAATATTGGCACCACAACAACAAATTGGAGGCTACCTACAAAGGTTATCAAGTCTACAAGGAGATTGCTGGTGAATTATTTGCCTATGCCCCATTCCCTGAATGGGAAGACCTGATAGCTCGACTATATAAGGTAGCTAAGGAAAAAGCAAAAGAGCGTAAAGCTTTACAGGAGGCCGAAATTGGGAAGGAGATCAAAGCCCAAAAAGCTACATTCTGGAACCGGCTTCGTACAAGATGGGGTCTCTGAGGTCGGGAAATCGGTGTCAAAAACAGAGCCCACAACAATAGATAATGATGCAGAAGATCGTCTTTCTTTTACCCACAGGGAGGGAGTTATGAGTAAGCATAATCATAATTGCGGTTGCCCCTGCTGCCGTGACCAGGAAGAAGCCAGAGTCCACATGGTTACTCTGGAAGATGGTCGCCACGCAGAACGTCATGTCACTCATGACGAAGATGGCAACGAAGTAGTCGAGATCTTCGCTGAAGAAAAACGACCACTTAAACTCGAAAAGCGAATTGTCAGAGAACACAAGAAGGTGGTAGCAAGAGAGACGCACGAGACGATCCGTGATGGCGAAGTTGTTCACCACGAGGTCAAATCTGGCGAACCCGATGTACCACTTCAAGTGCGTGAAAGAATTGGAGTTGCCGACCACGCTAAGATCCTGGACGGCGATTACGTTCGTAAAGATGAAATTGGCCAACTGGTTGCTGATGGTGTAGTTGCTGGCGTCGAAGCCTTGATGGAAAACATGGAGCCCGTTGTGGTTCCAAAAGAAGAGCAGCACTATGAACCAGAGCCCGCTCCGGTTTACCACGAGCCTGCTCCAGTTGAACCCGAACCCAGAGAGCCCATGTTCAAGGCTCAATCGGTTGTAGAAAAGAACGTAGCTGAGAAGAAGAAAAACGACAGCATGATCAACATCGTCCTAGGCGTGATCTTGGTCGCTCAGTTGGGCTTCTTCGGCTATCTGTTCTTGGTGATGTAATACGAAGGGGAAATACAATTTGGCAATACACGTTGTATAACTTTCCCTCCTACAAAAGACATGTGGCTCCTCAGCAAAAGAGGAGCCACACTTCTTCTCTCTTCCAGGAGGCGACGAAGCTTCGTAGTCTCAATCTCGATGAGCCACGTGAGAAGTCTGTAGATTCACAGGACATCGATGCCGAAGCTGTCTTCCAAGACTTCGCCTATCTCATTTCTGACACGGGCGAACTCTGACCTCAGAGTTCTCAATGCCTAGCTCTTCGCCGTACTCGCAGATGAAGTTCTCCGCTACTCGGTTGAAGTAGATCATGGCTTCCTGGTAGTCAGCAGCTTCGGTGGTGCCGAGATCTTCGAATCGTGGCCCCAGTGCATGACGATACATAATGGTGCCTTGCCAACATCCTTCTTCCACTTCGGGCTCTGGATCTGTCCACCCAACAAGCGTCTTGGCTTTAGCCAGGGCCTCGTCGTACTCGTTGAAGTATTCGACGGACGTATCTGGGCTTAGCTCATGTGTGATGGCTGGGCAGGGGTTGGTTGGCGTCGATACTTTGTGCAATACAAATTTTGGTCTGGGCTTGTTCGGGCCATCAGCATATCGATAGATGAGCAGCCCGTGTTCCATCATCTCTTTGAGTAGTGCTTCCATGTTTGTCTCCAAAAAAGAAAGCCCGGCTGTTCGCCGGGCTCTCTATGCCCGCTGGCTTACGCCCCGTCCGTGAACATCGTCAGGATGGGGAACCGCTCCAGTGTGGTCTTGTCCGGGTCTTTGAGGAACGTCCTCGACGTTTGCCTCAACCGGCTGTAGTCGCCCCACTTGGCGATCTTGTCCTTGCGGTAGGTTCGCACGGCTTGTTCTTCCATCAACTGCGTGACAGATCGCACCGTGTTGCCACACCGAACCTCGTAGCCCGTGAGGTACGTATCGGTTTCCTCGATCACCAGCACGGTTCGACGGATGGGGTGACTGTGGCTGCCCTGGTAGTAGAACCGTGCAACCGGCTTTTTGCACACAAGGTCGTATACCTTGCGGCTCTTCTTGGATTTTGTTGCTGTCTCAGCCATTTGTTGCTCCTTGATTGTCTTTCAGTAAGTCCTCGTAGAGGCTTGTTACAGATTCAACGTTCCCCAAGTTTTTATTGAAAAATCGGGAATCTGTCAAGGGAACTTTCAAAATCAGGTATTTCTGTATCAAATTCGGTAGTTCCTCGGGAGGCGGGGCACCCTCTGGTAGTTCGACCTCGGCCATGGCAAAATACAGATCGTTTGAATAGAACAGGTCGATCTCCCAGGTTGGGCTTGGGCCGAGGTAGTGGCGAACTTTCTTTATTTTTGTGTCTGAAACTTCCCACAGATCTAGGCCGTCTCGAACATCTATGTTCTGTTCGAGTTCTATTTTTCGGCCAGGAACTTTCTGTTTGAAAGTCACAGTCCAAAATTCTGTATCATTGACGTGGAGTGAATGTCGGACCCGCAAGTCCATAGAATCTGAGGTGGCCAGATACCCTTGACGAATGGTCGTCGTGGGCAACTTGGCCAACTCAGGATCGTTTACGATTTCTTTCCTCAGCACAAACTTGTACTCGTGTTCGGTCGGCATCCTTGCTTTCCTTGTGTTACTTTAAGAACGGTGCTACACCATGATCGAGCATCTCGATTTCTTCCTCAACGAAGTTTGCCTGACGGCTCAAGCCATTTTGACAGATTTCCCAGGCGAGTTCAAGACCATACTTGGTGATCTGCTCCATGCCATTATAGTTGATCTTATCGGCGGTGTCTGTGGTTCTGTGATAATCTCTGTGAGTTCCTGTATGAATAAAGACAGCCGGGACGCCCTTGCGAGTGAACGGCGCATGGTCCGAAGCCCCACCAGACATACCTTCTCTGGTATATTTGCCTGCGAAGGGGTATTTGCCTTCTAACTTGCGGATTACATCACTAAGCGGACTGGTCTCTCTTTCGTACTGTAAAATCTGACCAGCCATGCTAGAGCGGCCAATCATATCCAGGTTCTCCATAAAGATGTGATTCCTCATGGATGGGCTGCTCCTGGGGAATGTTGGACTGTTCGCATAATGCGAACTTCCAACAAGGCCCAACTCCTCGCCAGCGTACAACTGGAACACGATGGTTCTTTTGTTCTGGCCTTTCATGGGGGCCAAGGCTTCAGCCATTTCCATTACGGCTGCCGTACCTGATGCATTGTCATCAGCACCGTTATAAACACCGCCACGACCTTTGCCGATGTGATCGTAGTGACCACCAATGACCACAATCTCATCGGGATTTTCAGAACCATCAATCCAGGCATATACGTTTTCTGCGGTGCCATCGCCTCTGGATACTCTGAACTCATCTAGCTCTACCTCGTAGCCTAGATCTTCGAAGAACTTCTTGATGTAGTCTCTGGCCTTGTCGCAGCCGGGCTCGCCGCTTTGACGACCTTCTAGGCTGTCGTCGGCCAGATAGTAGACGATCTCTTTGAGTTCATCGGCTGTGATTGAAGCTACAGCATCTTCTAAAGTGGATGGTTCCGGCTCGGGCTCTTCAGGAGTTACCGGTTCTTCTGGTGTTACGGGTCCAGGTTGTTCAGATACAGGTGCCTGCTGGGGGTCCATAACAAACTTCTTGTACGCCACTCCAGCAGTGAGGAGAGACGTGCAAATGATACCTACAATCAACACTTCACGGGTATTCATGTCATTTCCTCGTCAAAAAGTTCTGCAAAAATCACTCTTACCTTAATAACTATCTCCAGGTAACAGTAAGTTGGAGGTAGTTTAGCAATGCCTTTCAGGGAAGTAGACCCCAATTGGAAAAAGAAATACTCAACCTTAGAAGAGTTTTATCGAGGTGAATATGATCCGAAATATTACTCCTTCAACAGGCACGAGTTAGCGATAGACCCGATGGAACCCTTCGAGGACATCGAAGGGTACACACCGGAGAGGCAACAGAAGGAACTCATGAAATGCATGATGTCCTTCTCGTACTTTTGTCATAAGTACGTGAAGATTGCCCATCCCAAAAGGGGTCTAATTCCCTTCATCATATATAAGTACCAGAAGCGTGTTATCTCAGAGTATGAGAAGCATCGTTTCAACATCCTTTCCAAATTCCGTCAGGGAGGACTGACCACAATTACGGTCATTTGGTCGCTCTGGCGATGCCTCTTTAAGCTCGACGAAACCATCATGGTTCTGTCAAAATCTGACCGTGAAGCTATCGCTGCTGGCGAAATCGTCAAGCGTGCTCTGATAGAGCTTCCCGAGTGGATGAAGCCGGAAATGGAGAAGAACAATGATCACCAGAAGATCTTTTCTGATACGGGTTGTAAGCTGTTCTTCTATACCCCAGAAGCCGCCCGTGGTCGATCCATTACCTACCTCATCCTTGACGAGGCTGCGTTCATCCCACAGATGGAGAAACACTGGAAGGCTATGTTCCCGACGATCAGCACTGGTGGACATTGCATCTGCGTGTCTACGGTCAATGGAGTCGGTAATTGGTACTACGATATCTTCAAAGGAGCGGAGAAGACGCCTCCGCAAAATGACTTTAACATCATTGAATTGGATTACTGGGAACATCCCGACTACGATGATGAAGACTGGGTGCGTCAGACTCGGGCACAGCTTGGCGAGAAGGGCTGGCTTCAAGAAGTCATGCGTGACTTCCTGGGTGCCGGTGATTCATTCATTCCGCCCGATATCATCAACGACCTCGATTTAGTCACTCGTGAGATCGAGCCGATACGAATGCTGTTCCCGCAGTGGAACAACCTGGAAGAGGCTCGTGAAAAGCGAATCATTGATATGGACACATGGCAGCGAGGTGCGCTGCACATCTGGCGTGAACCTGTGGATGGTCGTGAGTACGTCATCGGTGTAGACGCCGCCGAAGGCATGGGCGAAGAAGGCGATAACAGTTGCTTCCAAGTCATCGACTCGGTAACGTGCGAGCAAGTGGCTGAGTTCTACAGCAATCTCGCCCCGCCCCACAACTTCTCCCAGATCCTTGCGATGGTCGGGAAGACCTACAACAACGCTGTCATCGTTATCGAAACTTTGAATGCTGGGCTCACTGTATTGGAGAAACTCCAGCACGACTTCTACTACGGCAACCTCTTTGAAAGTTCTCAGGGAGGTAGCATGAAGAATCTCAAGCCGGGCATCAAGACAACCCACAGCAATAGATCCAAGTTCCTGGAAACCATGCAGACACGTCTGATCAATCAAAGCATTGCCATTCGTAGTCCCAGGTTTGTCAGGGAGTTGAAAGGCTTCATCTGGAACCCGCAGACGAAACGAGCCGAAGCCTCGAAGGGCTTCCACGATGACGCAATCATGGCATTGTGTCTGGCCCTGTATGCCAGGGACTCCAGAATGCGACAGGTTCCTGTTGGGGCATCTACTGAAGAGGAATATACAGAAGCATATAAAGCAGAGATCTACGATGAGATCAAAGCGGAACTGGCCAAGGACGCACCAGAAGACTGGATTGACCCAGATGACTTGGAGTTGTTAGAGAAGCTCAACCACGACGAAGATATACCTGCCATTACTCAGGGGTATGCCAGGAAACATGATGCCCTGTTGAAAGAGTTTGGTTGGTAGGGAGCTATAATAAAGCATGAATCTTAAAGACAACCAAATAGACAGAGTAAAGGATCTGTTGGGACAAGCTCTTCGGGCTGCTGCAAACAATCTACCCAATGACCGATCTTCTGCTGAGGCCAAGACCCATATGAGGCAGGCTCTCAAGAAGGTAGATGAAGTCAGTCAAACCCGAAAGCGCCGCCGCAAGGAAATGACCCAGAATCAATTTGAGAGTTGGTGGGGCGGAATCCAGGCGGGCACCAGTGAACTAGCTGCTTCTCCGATGTCCGCAGAGGCCCAAATGAGGTCTTTGGGACAACTGGACGCCATGATTGATGCCGAGAAGCAGAAGCTTGAAGAACTGGAAAAAGAGTCCCAATCAACTCCCACCGAACTCCTGCAAGATTAGGCTTTTCTGATGCTAGATAATCGTATGCAGGGCGTCAAATACGATTACTCATCCGTACATGTACGAGTCCCAGATGCTATCTCGGATCAGATCATTCAATGGGGTCGTGAGGCTATCACTGATGATGATATATTCGTCAGCCAGAGAGATCCCACGTTTGGTCGAGAAGACGAGATTCACATTACGGTACTTTACGGAATCCACTCTGAAGCAGCGGAAGAAGTACGTGAGATAATGAACCAAGAACAGCCAGTGAAGGTGCGGCTGGGTAAGGTTCAAATCTTCACGAACCCATTCAAGTTCGATGTGGTGGTCGTCAACGTAATTAGCCACGACCTCCGCAAGCTCAACAAGAAACTCGTAGAGAAGGTAGAATACACAAATCGTTATGGCAAATACCATCCACACGTAACAGTAGCATACGTAAAGAAAGGCAAGGGCTGGAAGCACAACGAATTTGCCCAGTGGGCTGGCCAAGAATTTGTCTGCGATCATGTCGTTTTCTCATCCAAGAACGGAACCAAGGAGAGAATCGCTCTCCAGTGATGGGTTCCAGAGCCCGCCCGTCCTCCGGTGCCAAACCCTCATGCCCGACAACCGGTAGTCGTAATATCTTTCCAAGACTCCTTCCGGCAATGGCGTAGACCAGTACACGAACTTACAGCATTTGGCTAAAGCCCGGCAGGTAAAGTCTTTGTTGTGAAAGATCGCCGTTGACCAGATTGCTGCGCTGTTGTCTCTGCGGTGTATTTGGTCGGTCAAATTGTACAGATCGTCTGGATGATGGTAGCCACAATCCGTCTCGAAGAATTCGAAACGGGGATCTTGTTCCAAAGCACGAACTAGGGATTCCCAGTTCGATCCCTCGTGCGTCATGATAAAGAGGACTTTTCTCATAGATACTCTAATTAAGTAAGACAAACGCTCAAAATCCGCCCCAGTGCTAATAACTATCCACAGGTAACATTGATGTGGGTAGTGACCCAGAGGAGAACATATGGCTTGGAGTGACTTTTTCAAAGTAATCTCATACGCCTTCACTGATGATCCCGTCGCAAAGAGGAGAAAAAGAGATCCCGATGGGGCAGGTGTGTCCCAACCGGACGCCATGCCCGATATTCGTGCAGGGGCGGACGGTAGTTGGGGCGGCGGCAAGGGATCAATTCGGTTACGTGATACAAACGACTTCGTTGACCTCTCGACGGTAACCAACAGGATACACAGATACAAAGAGTACGAGCGACTCAGAAACATGGCCGAAATCGAGATGGCCATGACAGTTTTTGCAGATGAAGCGTGCCTAGCGGGCAATACAAAAGTTGCAACACCGCATGGGTTCATCACGATCAAAGAATTGGCAGAGACGGCGGAAGAGCGTTTCCTGGTCTACTGCTACGACTTTGACAAAAGAGACTACAGCCTCGGTTGGGCTTTCAATCCACGTAAGACAAAGACGGCTCCGACCATCAAAGTGATGCTCGATGATGGCAATCACTTCATCTGCACCCCCGATCACAGAATCTTGCTGCGGGATGGAAGGTGGCTAGAAGCGGGTGGCTTGGAGTTTGGTCAAGAACTCATGCCTTTCTACAGAATCCCTGCTCGCCAGGAGTTCACCAACATCAAGACAAACCAGTTCCCAAGGATCTGGACCCATGACAAGGGTTGGATTCATGAACGACAGTTTGTAGATGAGTGGAGAACGGGACACGTCCCGGAAGATCTACAGCGAGTAAATCGTTATTGCCAGATGATTGCAGAGGGCCTGACCGTTCGACAGATCAACGACATGACAGGCAGTGATTTCCGCACAGTACGAGATCGTATTGAGCGTGCTGGATTTTCCAACAAGGAAATAAAATGGTTGGGCAAAAGAGAAGACCGTCGCAGGATTGTCGGTGTCCAGGACTGGGAAGAAATCGATGTTTATGATCTATCTGTCGAAAAACACCAGAACTTCTGTACCGACTGGGGAGTAGTTCACAACTGCCAAAAAGATGACGATGGCCGAACCCTGAAGGTTGAGTGCGCCAACGAAGATGTGAAGGAAGAACTGGAGTTCTTGTTGTTCCATCGCACCATGCTACACTTCGACCAGAACAAGACCTGGGATATGGCTAAGCGGCTGTTCATCAACGGCGACTTCTTCTACGAAGTCCTTATTGATTTAGAGAATCCCAAAGATGGCATTATTGGTCTCATGCCTTTGCCGCCTGATAGCATGTATCGTATTGAGACCACCAAGGGTAAGTTGGTTGAGTTCCAGCAGTCCAAGGAAGGCCCTGACTATCAAAGTTTGGCAAGGGTGGAAGTCACCCAGGCCACAGAAGCCGACTTGCAACAGGCCACAGCTATCAGATTTGCTCCAGAGCAAGTCGTGCATATGAAAATCGGTGATGACCGTAAGACATTCTATCCGTATGGTGTTTCTTTGATCGAAGCAGCCCGTGGCCCAGCGCATCAATTGCGATTGATGGAAGATGCCATGGTTGTATACCGACTTACAAGAGCACCCGAAAGAAGAGTGTTCTACATTGACGTACAACAGATGCCGCCCTTCAAGGCAGAAGCTTTCATGGAACGCATGAAAGATCAATTCAAGAAAAAGAAGGTGGCAAACACAAGGGGATCGACCCCAGGTGCATCGTCTGTCGAGGAACGATGGCACGCACCGGCAGCCGATGAGGACTATTGGATTCCTATTCGGCCCAATGCCAACACTCGTGTTGAGACTTTGCCGGGTGCTCAAAACTTGGGTGAGATCGATGATACGGTCTACTTCCGCAACAAGTTGTTCACTGCGTTGAACTTCCCCAGGAACTACTTCAACAACGAAGACACCCAGAGCACCCGCATTGCTCTTTCCGCTCAAGACATCAAATTTGCTCGCATGATTGAGCGGCTTCAGTCCCATGTTCAAGACGCCTTCTGGGAGATCTGTGATCGCCACCTGCGTTTGCGAGGCTTCCCGGAGGACAGCTACGAGGACTTGGAGATCAAGATGACTCCTCCCTCCGACTGGCGAGAGCTAACAAGGGCAGAGGTCATTACCAATCGTCTCAATAACGCCGCCAACCTCAAGGGCTCGCAATTGATGAGCGATTACGACATCTTGACCCAATGGCTCAAATACCCCGAAGACGAAGCTAAGAAAATGCTGGCACGATTGAAAATTCAGAAGCTTGAAGAGTTGAAACTCCAGATCATTGCCCAGAATCCGACTCTGTTGGGTGTTGGTCTTCCTGGCCCAGACGAAACAGAGATTGGTGCAGAGCCCGGTGGGCCGAATCCAATGTTGGGTGCGGAGCCTCAAGTGGGTATGGAAGGTGGCATGGGTGGCGCTCCACCACCAGGAGCCACGGCTATGAGGAAGTACATGGATGCTGATGAGGAAGGTGGTGCGCCTGATCCACAACAGGGTCAGATGCCTCCTGGAGGTCAAGGAATCGGCATGGAGATGGCTCCGCAACAAGGCGAGGCTCCTATGGCTGGTAGTGGAACGGCACTTCCAGATGCATCTGATGAAGATATCCAGAAGTTCGACCTAGATATCAAAGACTTCGCCCAGGAGATGGACGAAGAAGAAATAGATAGGTCGGAGGAAGCATAATGGAACATACATGGCAAGAATATCGTGATAGGCGTGACAGAGAAATAGCCGAAGATCAACTTAGAGAAGCGGGTTATGACCCAGAGGTTATCGAGCAAATCATGATGTCAGAGGATTGGCGCAAGACTGCAAGAAACGCAGTGCTTGGCACCATGGCTGGTCTAACTGGTTTGGGCGCTATTGGCGCAATGACGGGTGGTCCAAACCAGGATGCTTACAATGCCAATCGGGCCGCTATTCATGCCATGGACCCTACAGGCGGGCAGCAACAAGACATGATGCAGCAGCAGACTCAGACTCCTCAGCAACAACAGCAACAGGATGATGGCGGTGGTGGAGACGATCCGTTCTGGGTTGGTGGAACCAGCCAAACTGCGGATGGAGGTGTTCAGGCCGTAGGACACGGACAATCTCCTCAATCTGCCCAAGCACAGGCTTATCAGCAAATAGCCCAGTTCACGGGTTCGGGAGGCCAAGCCCCGGCAGGAATAGAAACTGTAGATCAACAAGAGCGAGATGGTGTGTACAGAGTGACTTTAGTTTGGTCTCCGCAGCGAGCACAACAATCTCGGCAGGCCGCTCAAGATATGCAGAACACACAGATCATTCAGCCATATGGTCGCTAATCCATTCGTGCGGTGGTTCTATTGAGCCACCGTATGAAGATCAGCACACCTATCAGTTGAATTAGGAGCCACCAGAGTTCTCCTGGGGTGTCGATCATCCTTCGCCGCCACCAAATTCGGCGTTATATCCTGTGTCAGCGTTGGAAGGAACGATCTCATCTACATCAGTGGGATGCTTTGGCTCTTTAAGTTCTCCGGGCTCTTCTTGTTGCAACTTACTCAAAAGACTGGCAATTTCTTCGTCGCCACGTTCAGCGATGCCATTAAGAAATTGCATCGTCTCCTCGGGGTACTTGCTAAGAACGGCATCAAACAACTCTCGTTTGATATTCTCGTAATCGTCGGCAAAATCTTCTTCTCCCGAGTTGAATTTGAAGTCATCGATGGGGTCTCCACCTTCGCCCATCCCCTCCTGTAACTCTCTTCGCCTGATGTATTCTTTGAAAATCGACATGGCTGCTCCTGGTTGATGCCCTTTTCCTATCAAAAATGAAGCCCCTCTGCATACTTACATAGTAGCAGGCATCGAGTATTTATCCAGATCTCGGGCCAAAATCGTGCCCAATTGGGTACATATTAGAAATCACAGGCTGTAGTGCTTTGGATGCCAACATTAGAAGTCGAGGAGTAAAACCATGAGACGAAAACTCATTAAGCAAGATGCCTTCGATAGAATTACTAATGAGTCTGTAACTACGGCTGAGCGTGAATTGGTAGAAGCGGCACCGTATCTAGCCAGGACCATCGGAAAAGATCAGATTGATCTCCACGGCTTTAACGAGTCAGTGGTTGTGTTTCAAGCACCCGATGACACCTATGTCCATGCCGGATACGAAATAAAGAACGAGAACATCGACTTCACCAATATCGAAGAGCTTGTTATCGATGAGACCACCAGGAGAGAGAAGCAGCGAGCAACTCTATCTGAAATGATTGACTCGGTATTGCAAGATGATCACGCCAGAGCCAAAGACTTGTTTACAAACTATCTTGGTATGGTTCGCTGGAACGAATTCAAAGACAGTCGTGCGCCTCAAAGGGCCACGAATGAAAGTACAGGCGACAACAAGGCTGAGATTCTAAAGGCAGCCAAAGCTGCTGGAATCCTTGAAGCTTACAAGGTCGCTCAGAACGTTCTGGAATACGTGGAATTCATGAAGCTTGGTCCAACACTGAGCGAAGCTATCGTGAAGACTGACGAGAAAGGCAATGTTACGGACATTCGAATTCCGACCCGCAACTTGCGAAACGAAGAAAGAATCAAGCGAATGAATTGGAAGGTTCCGAATGCGGAACTTCACGATTGTCGCAAATCAGTTCCGGCTCTTGTTAAAGAGTCTGAATTCTGCAAAGCAATGGCTCACCTCAAGCGACAGAATGCTTTCTCTGATCAGGAAGCCCTGGAAGAGGTTCTTGAAGCCGTTGTCAAGACATGGCCAGACCTTCTGTACGTTACTCAGGATGAATTGTCCGGGATTATTGCAGAGGCTTTGCAAACGGCTGGCGTTAGCAACTATGACGACCAGACATGTGCATTTATGGCAGAGGGTATCTTGAGGAAGGCACACAGTGCTTACTCCGAAAAGGTCGCCCAAATCATGTATCTCGCTAATGCCCCGAAGGCAGAAAGCTCCGTAGATCCCTACGGACATTTCCAGAATGTAGTCGAGCACTTCTACTCCGCTTTGGATGAGAAGTTTGGTTTGGAGAAGCGTGCATTCTCCGATCTGTACGAAGCTCTGGAGACTGTCTACCGCAAAGCAGAGAACCACAGTGATGAGGCTTTGATGCATGAAGCCGCCGCCCACCTGAACGGCCTAGCCGCCATCTTGAATGGCGAAATCGGCCCGGACCTCGAAATGGCCAACGAAGCAGCCCAATGGCTGTCATACCTCGTTGAAGCCAACGTCGAAGGCGCTGGTAAGTGGAGTGTTTCCAACAAGCCGCATCTTACAGTTTCCGGTGACCATCCACAGATGGCTAAGAACGCCAAGGTTCCAGCCGTCGCCGGTCGTCACGAAGGTGAATGGGGAGACAAGGCTCCCGCCATTGGACAGGACAACCACAACTATAAGGGCGGCAAGAACGCCAAGACCATGCGTCACGATAGTTGGGGCCAGGAAGGTGGTGGAGATGTATTCCCGAAACTGAAGAACCCCTACGTTCCCAAGCCGTATGGCGACTGGACCATGAAGGGCGAAAAAGGCGTTGACAAGAACGCCACAGGCCAACATCACGCCACTTGGCAGACCAGTGATACATGGCCAGACCTCCAGAATCCATACGTTCCAAAGGAAGCTGGCGGCGTAGGTGGCAAAGGCCACAAAATGAAGGATGGTCCTGAGACCGATCTAGTCGTTGACAAATAACCATTGAGGAGAGAGCAACATGGATAAACAACTTCTTCTTGTCGATTGTTGCACTAACTCCGGTTTCGAATTTGAACTGAGCGAGGCCACGAGCAATCGTGGTCTTGTGAGGTTCAAAGGAAAATTCCAAG